ATGCTATGTCAAAACTGTCATAAAAACGAAGCAACCATTCATTTATATACCAACGTGAATGGTTCCCGGCAGCAAATCGACCTTTGTCAAAATTGCTATCAATTGTTAAAACAACAGCAAGGACAACCAAGTAATGGTGGTCGACCTACCAATGCGAGTGTGGATCCATTTGGCTTTGGTAACCTTGATGAAATTTTCCGCGCCATGGGCCAAGGAACACCACCTGATAACGGTCAAATGAATTTTGAACAAGGCCCACAAACACAAATGGGCAGCGGCAACGGTCGTGGTGGTCGTAACAATGGTGGCAAAGGCTTGTTAGCACAATTTGGGATCAATTTAACCAATTTGGCAAAACAAGGCAAAGTCGACCCTGTCATTGGACGGGACAAAGAAATCTCACGTGTGATCGAGATTCTAAACCGTCGGACTAAGAACAACCCTGTTTTGATTGGTGAAGCCGGTGTTGGTAAAACAGCCGTTGTTGAAGGATTAGCACAAAAAATTGTAGCCGGTGAAGTACCTGCTAAATTACAAGATAAAGAAGTCATTCGCTTAGACGTTGTTTCCTTGGTTCAAGGAACTGGTATTCGTGGCCAGTTTGAACAACGGATGCAACAATTAATGGATGAAGTTCGTAAAAATGAACATGTGATTCTATTTATTGACGAAATTCATGAAATCATGGGTGCCGGAAACGCTGAAGGCGGGATGGACGCTGGGAACGTTTTGAAACCAGCCCTTGCTCGTGGTGATTTCCAATTATTAGGTGCAACGACTTTAAATGAATATCGTAAGATTGAAAAGGATTCTGCGCTTGAACGGCGTTTCCAACCCGTTCGGGTGGACGAACCAACGGTTGCTGAAACAGTTCAGATCTTAAAAGGCTTGCAGAAGAAGTATGAAGACTATCATCACGTGACGTTTACAGACGACGCCATTGAAGCCGCTGCGACCCTTTCCAACCGCTACATTCAAGACCGGTTCTTACCAGATAAAGCCATTGATTTGATCGATGAAGCGGGCTCTAAGAAGAACTTGACCATTGACACCGTTGATCCTAAAGTGATCAAAGAAAAAATGGATCAGGCTGAGGCACAGAAGCAACAAGCCTTGAAACAAGAAGATTATGAAAAGGCCGCTTATTACCGTGATCAACTGGAGAAATTGACCAAAATGAAAGACTCCGGTGCGGATGCCGAAAAGACACCGACTGTCACTGAAAAAGACTTGGAAAAGATTGTTGAAGAAAAAACCAACATCCCAGTTGGGGATCTACGTTCTAAAGAACAACAACAATTAAAGACTTTGGCAACTGATTTGGATAGCCAAGTCATTGGTCAAACACAAGCTGTTGATAAAGTGGCACGGGCGATTCGCCGCAATCGGATCGGGTTTAATAAGTCCGGCCGACCAATTGGTTCCTTCCTATTTGTAGGCCCAACTGGTGTTGGGAAAACAGAATTAGCGAAGCAATTAGCAAAAGAGCTTTTCGGTTCTGAGGAAGCGATGATTCGCTTTGATATGAGTGAATACATGGAGAAACACTCAGTGTCTAAATTGATCGGTTCGCCTCCTGGCTATGTTGGCTATGAAGAAGCCGGCCAATTAACTGAAAAAGTGCGCCGGAATCCTTATAGTTTAGTCTTATTAGACGAAGTTGAAAAGGCCCATCCTGATGTCATGCATATGTTCTTGCAGATCTTAGATGATGGTCGTTTAACCGATGCTCAAGGCCGAACTGTTAGCTTCAAAGACACCATTATTATTATGACGTCTAACGCTGGCCAAGGTGACGCCGAAGCCAATGTTGGGTTTGGGGCCGCTGCTAGTGGTAATACCCATTCCATTTTGGATCAGTTATCCAACTACTTTAAACCAGAATTCTTAAACCGTTTCGACGATATTGTTGAATTCAATAGCTTAACCAAGGATAATTTGTTGAAGATCGTGGACTTAATGTTAAACGATGTCAACAAGATGATTGCTGACCAAAACTTAACGATTGCTGTTACGAAAGCGGCTCGGGAAAAATTAGTTGAATTAGGCTTTAATCCTGCGATGGGCGCACGGCCATTACGGCGTGTGATCCAAGAGCAAATCGAAGATCGCGTGGCAGACTTCTACTTGGATCATCCTGATGTTCAGGATTTACAAGCAGACGTGCTCAAAGATCAAATCGTCATTGGTGCAAAACCAAAAGCTGCGCCAACAGAAACCAAACCTGAACCAACTAAATAGCATTTTAAGATGAGGCTGATTGCCTCATCTTTTTTTGTGTTTTTAGAGTAAAGCGCTACCATCTTGACAGCGCTTTTACTATAATGAAGATAGTGAAACGAGAAACAAGCATTCTTTTCAGAAGGGAATTGATTTTATGCAATTAACCAATACAACCGACCGCTATCAAAGCTTTATTCAAAATATGGCTACCGCAACTGCTGCTAAAACCATCACGACTTATCAACTTGATGCCATCAATGTGGTGTTTACCGAAACACCGACACAAAAAGAAGTCCTATTGATCAGTCAAACCCAAAACATCGCGCCTGAAGTCATTGACTTTGTTTTGGCTGAATTATGCCATACTACTCGAGAAAACTGTGATCTGGTGTTAACGGAACGTTTGGCTGAAATTGTCACGCCGAGTGTCAACCGTGTCGCTTCTTAATTGCACTTTAAGCTTTGAACACGCTCAAATGCCGACATACCAAGATAACTAGAAAAAATTCCGCCATTTTTCCGCCATTGACATCTGGGCTAGGTCTTTTTTAGAAGAAAAAGCACACATATAAAAAGGCTACCACAATTGTGCGGTAGTCTCTTTATATATTACTTACTGATTGGATGAGCCTCAGGCATCCAAAATGTACTTGAGGCTTCTTATCAAACGCCAGAGTGCATCTTGATGTTGATAAGAATCACAGCGAATAGGACACCGAGACTTGACACAGTCATCAGTGCAAAAATTAGTAATTTATAAAAAAACAACATAGTATCGCCTCCTACAAGCACAATGCTACTACAGGTGCATCGAAATCGCCTAAAAACTAAACAGGCAGGTCTCTACCATTATATGAGTTATATTTAGATGGTATTGGATTAAAAAAGCGATCAAAATCAATAATTGTGTTTTTATTATAAACTTAGCCTACTTCACTAATTTAAGCTCGGAATCCTTTTTTCTACCAATAATATGATAAACATAATCTATTAATTCTTCCGAATTAGTGGCCTTATACTCTAATGCACTCCTCAAGAAGGACGGTTGCTCAACTTCAATTGAATCATCATAAGGTTCAGAAACACGCCAACCCTTTCTCGCAATAGTTTGTCTTAAAAACAACGCTTGCTGATCAGTTATTAAACCAATCTGACATCCACGATAAATCATCGCTTGTATAGAAACTTTCCAATGACGTTTTAGGCTCACCAGATATTCCATGTTCGTTGCGGCCATATCCATTGCTAATCCTTCCGCTGGCATCAATAACGCTCCTGCAAAATGATTTGCCTCCGCCTCAATAAACTTATGGTTAGCCTTTTTTGATACTTCTGATTGAGGATAATGTGAATGTAATAATATATGTCCTAATTCATGAGCTAAATCAAATCGAATTCTAACACTAGGCCTTCTTGAAGTATTAACAGTGATATAGAAATGATTATCTAGTTGATCGGTTAATGCATCAATATGCTCTGATGATAAATCAGAAAACTGAACCCGTATTCCCAGTCGCTCCACGAGTAAAGTCACATTTCTAATAGGCCCTACACCAAATTTAAAATGCTTTCGAACACTGGTTGCCATATCTTCAATATATTGTTCATCTAACATTTCAACATGATTACTTTTGTTGGCAAAATCAGGCAGTTGACCATGCCCAACTCTTAATTCAGTACTAAGTAACTGATCAACAATAGAAAACCACTTGGTTTGCCTTTCTGCCTGAACATATTTTTTCTTAGGAACTTTTTGTAACTTCCGATAAAAAGTCGCCCCTGTATTTTCAGGAATACTAACGTCGTTTAGAAAAAAAGTATGTTCCACATTAAAAAAGTTTGCTAATCTAATAATCTGTTCAAAGTTAGGACGCCTGTCACCATGCTCAAACTGAGAGATGTACTGAACACTCAAAAAAGTACTTTCTGCTACTTGTTTTAGAGTTACATCATTCAATTCCCTTAAATATAATAACTTTTTAGGGTTAAATCCCCTAGACATGGATATAACTGCCATAAATGATCATCCTTACTTATGTTCTTCCATGAAGTCCTGGAAATCCGAAAGATTAAAATTACGTAAATCCTCAGCCGCTGTCCGTGTATCATCTGCCTCCGATTTAGGAAGCAATTGAATTTGTCCCAATAACGATAATTGACCTAACCATCCATTTTGAGCAGCAGGTTTACCAACAACTGCAAATAGGGGCGTTTCCGAACGATAGCCATGATTTATTTCACAGTAATAAGCAAAATCTGGTTCCACAATAAATTGATGTGTATCATCATTTGGAAATAAATTCAATGAAGACTGAAATGGTAAATCTAGTTCCTCACGAAATTTTGCATGCCTACTTCTTTTCCCGGCACAACTGGTTTGATTAACCGTAAAAATGCATTTTCCATCTAACGACTTCAACTTTAAGTACTTCAATGCGATATTATTTGTCTGTTCAAGACTCCACTTTAGCGGAATTAACTGTTTATTGCAAGCTTGCATTAAAGCATATTCCACTGCCATATTTTTAATTTCTGGAATGAGTTTACTAGCTCGTTCCATTTTCAAAAATAAAGGTATTTTACTGCTCTGCATAAAGTCATTACAGCTTTGATAACCTACCTGAATAACATTACCTAAAATAACACGCTGTACCATCGAAAATTCTTTCATCAACAATTGTTGCGCCGAAACTTTTTGAATTGTGAATGTTTCATCTGATTCCATCATTAATCATTCCGTTCTTTATTAGTTTCCTATATATTACAACTTTTATACGGTTTTTTCAACAAATTGTGCAATACGTGCAATAATAGTTATTTTAACTAATTTTATTAATTGATTTAATCATTAAAAGGCGAACAAAAAAAGCGCCCGCACCTCATCAGAGATACGAGCGTCATTTGAAGCTATACTATTAAATTTCAGAGAAAAGCCCCCAGGATGATGTGCGTTTGACACCGTTACTAGTGCCACTGGCTAGATAGCCGTACTTACCATTGCCACGCGGCTGACGCAACCAGACATACCCATTGTGATGGCTAAACGCGTCGTACTCAATTGTTGAGCCCGATTTAAGCGTAGCAATCAATGAGGACGTTGTTTTTGCACCATAACGCAGGTTGATATCTTGTGCCAGCTTGAATTTACCTTTTTCGTTGTACCAGGTATCACCCAGTGCGTCCTTCCAGCCCTTGGCAACTGTTTCCTTTTTGGAAATAGTTGGTTTAGCTGCCGGTTTCGGTACTGGTTTAGCAGCGGCCTTTTTGCCAGGATTAGCAATTTTCTTCCAACCAGCTGCATCAACAGCGGCAATTTCACGATCCAATACACCGCCAGATGATGTAAATTGCCATAAAGTGTATGACTTCCATGGACTGATATTGTAATTAAATCCAGGAACGTTCCAATTGGCACGATTATCAGGATAGCCGGCGAACCATAGCCCACATTTAGCTGCTAATCTTGTATTTTGATCGACGCCCTCGTCTCCGGTATACAGCAATGGCCATACGCCAGTTAAGTCGTGAATTCTGCTCATAAACCGTTCACACCAAGTTGTGCTTCCCCATGCAGAATTTTGGAACTCCTCCCAGTCTAGACACGGAACAGCCTCATAGAAGTAGTTCTTAGCATTTGCGTAAAAATAATTAGCTTCAGCAACAGGATCGCCACCGCCGGCGTAATGGTAAAAACCTAATAGCCGTTTCTTCGATTTAGCTAATTGATACTGTGGATCGCCATCAGGATTGACATAGCCGGTTCCTTGAGAGACTTTAACAATTACACCATCTACGCCATCCATCCCGGCAGTTGCGATGGAATTGTTTGATGACACATCAATGAATTTTAAACCCATTATTTTGCCCCCTTATCTGTAATACCAGTTGTTGTTGGATCAGCAATAATACCTAGAATCACCAACACGCCGAATACCGCATTAATGATGCCCAAAAGTTGTTTGCTCAAAATAACAATATCAAGCTTATACCCAAACGGCACCGCGATAACTTGCAACAACAACAGCACTGCTGGCACTAATGCTACCCAAAACGTTTTGTTTTTGACTCGTGCTTTCCAATCCATTATTCAGCCTCCTTGTTCCGTTGATTAAACAATGTTTTAAATTTTTCATCGTGACGATCTAACAATCTATCGTGTGTTTCTAATCGCCTTTCATGTTCATCCAGTCTCTCATCAATGTGGGAGATGCGATCATCCTGATGCTTCAGCGTGTCAGTTAAATTCTTGATGCTACGGACCATATCAGCCGTAGCAAGCTTAAACACAAATCCGATAAAAGCACCGGTGACTCCCGCCATCGTACAAAGAGAACCAATCTCTTGAAAGGTATAGCCCAAAATCATATGTGGCCCCAATCACCTCATCTTCTTTCGTACAAAATAAAAACACTCCGCTAAGAGTGCTTATCAATAGTATTCTGTTTTATCCAAGTTTCACGAATTAAAATCGTACTACCGTTTAATATTTTTCTATTGTTTATAAAACTAATTTTGCCATCTTCAACACTTACCGTTACCCATTCATTTGATGTTTGAACAAAAGCTGGATAGATTCCATTTATATCAAAATCGTTCAAATTATTAGGTATGATGGCAAAATCTCCAAAAATTAAACGATCTTCATTAGTAACTATTTCAATGTTCAATTTCAAAATTGAAAGTTCTACAAAATTATATTGTAATACGCTACATAATGTTTTTCCCAACCATTCACGAAAACAGTTGGAATATCAGTTATTTTTGCTTTTAGTTCATTAACTTTAAATTGAAACTCATTTTATATCTTAAACAAGAAATAAAACAGCTAAAACTAAAAACCCCATCGCAAAAAAGAAAATACTGAAAATTTTCCAAAACGCACCCATTGATTACACTCCCTTACTATGCACTGTAAACGCCACCCGTTAGATCTTGGAAATCAGCAGTAGTAATATAACCCGCCTGAACAAACACCTTTAAATTGTCGTTTGTGTAAAGCCCTAATTTGTAATAGTTTTTAACCATATCTGCCATTATTTTGTACCTCCATTAATTTGTGATGTTGCGGTGGCTAGTAGTAATTGAGCGTTAGCTTTGTCTTGATCAGTTTTATTTTGCGCCACTACCAAGGCTAATTGGGCTAGCGCCTGCTGGTCTGCACTTGGTTTTGGAGCCTCTTCTGGGTGTGCCTTGATATAAGCCTCGTAGTCAGCTTTTTGTTGTGTTTCCCAGTCAGCTTGCGGCGTTCCTACCCAAGTGCCGTTAGAAAACTTGATCGGTTGATACAACCCATCAGTTGGCTGTAACGTAGTTTCGCCTTCTTGTACTTGGTATCCATCATCTACCAACTTAGACCCAGTAAATACGAATGTGCTTGGATCATACATATATACTGCTGTTTGTGTCATTTTTTTACTACCTTCTTTCTAAAGTTTGGTGCAAATGTAAGCTGAATCCAAATAAACATTATCTGACATGCTTGCTGGTGCCCCCATTGGCCACACTGACAGCGAACCATCCGATGCAAAATCAACACGAATAGCCACGTTAGAGCCGCCAAATGTCCACCGCCCGAGAACTGATCCAACATAATAATTAACATCATCAATAAAATTTGTCATATTTGTCGGGAGCTTGCACACTGCCGTTGGTGTCGAGAAATTTTTAACGCCCTTGATATATCCTTTTAGCCAAAACATTACTACTGGCCCAAAGCTAAGCACCCTATACTCAACAGGATCAACAGCATCTTTTGTAAACCCATTTAAATACGTCACACCAGCCGATTGCCAACCGGTATCTGTGATAATGTTATCTGCCATAAAATTATTGATTGGTGTTTGCCAATCAGGTTGTCCTTTTACAATTTCGTATTTTGTCATTTTTAGCACTCCTTAGTTAGGAATGCCAGATTGCTACCAAGTAACGGAATAATTGATTTCCAGTCCACCAGCTCCAAAGGCACCAGTATCTCGTGTAGCTCGATTTTGAAAGCTAAATTCACCCGTTGCTGGGTCAATACCAACAGCCACCTGTAAGTCACTCCAGGCTTGTGCGTAGCGTTCATATTGCTGAATCAACCCTGTATATCCTTTAAATAGGCTAACGGGAATACTAGCGAATGTAATTTTTTGGCTCTTCACTAAGGCTGGATTTTTAATCCATCCAGCAAATTGGATAGTTCGCTGTGAGCCTTGATCTACGGTGCGATAGTGCAATGCATTTGCTGTGTCGCTATCTGGCCCAAAGCCATTTGTATACGTGATGCCTGTTGTACTCCATGGACTAACAACAATTGCATTTTTGGCTGCAAAATCGTTAATTGGTTTTTGCCAATCTGGCATTCCTTTTGTAATTAAATCTGCCATCAAAAAAGCCCCCCTTCATTTTGAAAGGAAGCTAAAACCGTGTCATCAGAGGGCGCTAGCTCCCCCCCCCAGAATTTCTAAATTAATTTTGCGATTTGTCATTATTTTACCTCCTAAATTTTAAATGCCGAATCAACTGTGAATCCTGTAACTGCCGACCCTTTAGCCTCAATTGCCAATCCATAAGATCCCGATGTGATATAAGCAAAGCTGCCATCGACACTAACTTCCGGATTATCGACCATAGAAAAACCGCTAAATAATTTTTTAGCGGCCTCTGAATCAATATAAATATTAATAGATGTTGGCGTTAGCCGCTCAGCTCGCACGGGAATGTCGTAAACTGTTGAACCACCGCCAATGTCAATATTTGCTTGTGCAACACCAGCGCCATACTGATAAATGTATGCATGGATAGTTGGGTAAATATTGTCACTATCTGCCAATGTCATGCGCCCGACTTTAAGGGTTGTCAACACATGCATATTTGCAATTATATTTGCGATTTTATCTATCCAGCCTTGCATCATTGGGATAGTCACAATCTGATCTGACTTGATTTCTGCCGTTAAAACTTGCAGTTGCGTTTGCAAATTGGTGACGGTGTTTTCAATAGATTTATAATCACTCGTCCATTTGTCAAAGGCATCGCCAATAGTCTTTTCCCATTTTGTCTTAATTGCTAAAATATCAGCATCAGCATCTGTATATTTCTTATAGTATTGCTCCAAAATATCGTCCAATGGAGAAATATACGTGCTTGGCACAATTCCAGAAATAACCATATCTGATAGCACGGTCATATCGAATTCAAGAGTTGTAACACTTTGGCCGTCCTTCATAAGCCGGAAAAATGCTTGCTTATAACTGCCAGCCGTGGCAAATGCCTGCTTTGGGAAATCAAATCGAAACTGTCCATTAACCGGGTCTACTGCAATGCCATGCTTGGAATCATAAATACGGTGTGTTCCATCTGGCGTGAATCCTTCAAAAATATAATTAAATCCCGTTAGGTTATAAACAGTGCCATCGCTATTAAGCACATTAACCAATACCTGTCGTAAGCCTTCTTCATATTGACGGCCTTGCACCCACAGATTATCTTGAGAGCCAGACCAATTAAGCACATGATCTGACGTAATAGAATCGCTTGGGCCAACCAGGCTACGCTTATCCTTTCCAATGCGATAAGTTAACACTTCCATTCTTTAAAGCCCCCTTTCTTTTAATGCTGCTTCAACTTTGGCTTCAATTGTTGGCTCATCAGTACCCAAAGTAACGCGCTGAATCATCGCTTTAAGATCGGTAATATCTTGCTTGGTCGCAAGATTGCTAAGATCATTCTTCTTTGCATAGTCAGTAAGATAGCCTGGATTGTCGCAATAATCTTCTAGCCATTTAAAATTTTCAATGAGTTCTTTTCTGAAATCACGGTCAAGTGCATTTGAAAAATCGTCAGTGTGTAGTTTTAACATTATTTGACCCCCCTTACCACGTAGTCATTAGCTCCCAAGCCGACCAGGCTGTGTCGGACGTGCCAACACGGATAAGCACAACCGGACGCGTTTGATTAATCAACTTGGCTGTCTGAAATACTGATCCGCCACTAGAATCACTCCAAGGAGTCTCAGTTGTCAAACTACAATAAGTACCAAGTGTTTGACCAGATGGCATTAGCGCTTGTGTAATCCCAATAGCAGCTGTCTGTTTAAATTCAGTGACAACTTTTTTAGGGTTATTAGTATGATACCAGCCAGGCAATTGATTAGTTGATCGCGTATCTAAGATTTGGCTAACTGCATCTTTACCGGCCGGACCCTGCGGACCAGTGGCTCCGGTTGGTCCTTGAGGTCCAACTGCACCAGTGTCACCTTTAGCGCCCTTCAGGCTAGCCAGCCACTGGGTTTCCGTACCATTAAAGCCATTATCAACGGCTAAATCATACGCTGATTTGCCATCAGCACCATTTTTTCCGGCCGCACCAGGCTCACCCTGTAATGTCGGTATTAAATCCTTGATTGCATTGAAGATAAATGGTCCGTGAGTACTGACAAAATTTTGTAGTGACTCCGTGTAATGCAAAATCGCAGTGTCGTCAGCAATTGTAAAAGCAAATGCTGGGTTATTCGACTTGTCCGGATACTGGACTACCTTCGTCATCGATTTCACCTACTTCCCACATATTTGCATTCATACTTTGAAGCAAATTAATTTGTTGTTGTAATTGAGTAGCCTGTTTGTTGATAATCTTCAAAACGTTATCACTGGCCTTATTAGACTTTAGTCTTGCAATTGTAGCGGCAAAATTTCCAATAACATTGCCAATTGTTACCTGCGGAGTCTTACTAGTTCCAGGAAAAAGCACCATAGCTGTAATCCGAGACTCTACATCTAATCCTGACCGAGATCGAATAAAACCACTATTGCCTACAGATACACTCTCATTAAATCTTGAACCAATTGAACCTTTTCTAAACTGGTGGTAATCCATACTCAATTGTAATAGTGGGTAATCTTGTAGCTTAGTCTTTGCTTCGGTCAATAATTGATTTTTATCAGTACAGTTTTCATTACTATATTCTTCGGCAGCAATTTCTGGATATCCATATTGCTTAACTGCCGGGGATTCATAATCAACATCGATTGTGGGTTTCTGTGTTTTATCGTCTGTTTTACCGTCAGCATGAATGGTCGTCGTGATTGTTGTATCATCGTAATGCCGTGTAATTGGTCCTACATTTGCGCCTTCCAAGAAAACAAATGATTTTGTTTTTCCAATTTTATGGTAAATGTCGATATGATAATTACTGAAAGCATACTCAACATCAAACGCGCCAGGGATAGTGTTTGACAGTATATCTAATGCAGTACCTGTTACAGCATCTGAAAAGTAGTGTGAGTGATTGCCGTAATCATCGTGAATCGTATACGTAAATTTTGTATTCTCCACTAACTTTTTCATCATGTCATCCAATTTCAATGTCACTGTCTGATTGGTATCATCTTTCGTATTATTCGAGAAATCATTTTTGATACGTTTAAATGCTAGATCATGCAAAACGCTCAACGCTGTAATTTGGCAGGTCTGAATATTCCCAATTTTCACATATGAATGATCTGTTTCCCGATACCATTCACCATCCAATTGAAATAGGCAGAGTTCACTAATCATCGAAAATCCAGTTAAGTTTTCTGGCCATTCATAGGCAGTAAACTGTAGCTGAGTCGGTTGCATTAGATCAACGTTCAATTGCTGACTGCCATTTTTAATCAGCGGCGCCTCATTGCCTAACAAATCCTTAATCACAATCAATTTACATCCCTCCTATCCGTTGTAATAAAAACGGGTATCAATCGAGACGTCACAGTCCCCTTGATACCCGCTTAACTTAAATGTATTCCAGCCTTTAGCCAGATCAATCATGGCATGATTACCATTGGCAAAATCCGGCGTATTGTTCAGCAGTGGCCATGCACCAAATAACTCAAACGTGTCGTCAATAGCCGCATTGTAGACAAACGTCTGGCTCGTCGTTGTGTTTTCAATTGTTAACTTACTAGCCTTGCCTTTAAAAGTAATATGCACCGGTCGCTCCTCGGCCAGTAATGGAATACTGCTAGGATTCAGCACCTTAAACGTTGCTTGATTGTGCCAACTGTACGGTAGTGCCACATTATCAGGTAGGCCCATACCAAAACCCCACCCAGTGTTACTACCATCAAAAGCATTCAACGATGTGGCCGCTGTTTCAGCGTAGCCATCATTGCAGATTAGATTAAAACTAATGTCACCACCCATATAAAAATTGTCGTAAAAGCCAAACGGCTGCTGTTCGGCTTTAACCTTCCAGCGCAAAGCTAACTGCCGGCAATCGTAAATATAGAACGGATCCATGCTACTAAAAACTTCAAAAAAAGCCCGACGTTGCAAAATCACGTCATAACGATCTTCTGCGAAAACGTCCAGCTTAAATGGTATTTGTAAGGCACCAACTGTGGTCCCTGTATCAACGACGCCATAAGTTCCAATGGCCTCACTGGTGTGTTGATAATTGGCACTAGGGGGCTCAAATTGGATCACGCGCATGCCTAATTTGTTTAAGTCGTAGGTTATCCCATCAGACCGTTGCACGATTACTGTTCCCATTATCATCACCACCCATTTCTTGTTTGTTGGATTCGTACTGACTTATTCAATAATAACTGCATCTTCGGAAACGTTTCACTAGCAATCACACCACTATCCAACGTCATATTGACCGTTACATCGCCGGATAAAGCTTCACTAAACGCATTCAGTGCACTGGTCAGCTTATCCGTCACAGCTTGGCCAGTTGCTGAATTACTTGATGTGTTGCTACTATTTGTTACACCAGTTGGCGCTGTCGCTTGTACTGCGCGAAATCCGGAAGCCGCTTCCGGTGTTACCGTGCTAATCACAGTACCAGTCGGATCTACTTCGGCCCCAGGTAATTTCAACTGAGGCACGGCCGCCGGCTGAACTTGTTGCATGCGCTCCAGTAGCCCATTGGTCAAACTAATCGCTGATGGTCGCCAAGGGTTAATGACAAATTCGTCTTGCCCAGGCACTTCACCAATCAACGCCTGTGTTGGTCGAGTCACATGCATCCCTTCAGCCATTCGCCGATGTCCAGTTGGTCCCCAACCATGGTAGGCAATGTCGCTACGCCAATTACTATCGTTAAAGAAAGCTTTGAGCGCTGACATAGGGTCCATACTGTTACCACCAACTGAATAAGCACGGAAGGTTGAATCTTTAAACTGTAGAATCCCTTTGGCAGGGCCAGTACCATCATGATCATCAATTCCATACTGGCTAACCCCACCAGATTCGCCTTGAATCAAGCGCTGAATCCGTGCAATGTCGCTCGACGTGACATGAACGTGCATTGCTTCGGCAGCCTCTTTGATCATGCTCTCGTTGTACTTGCCACCTTTTGAACCATCATTCAGTTCTTTAATGCGCCGCAAACCGGCAAATGGCAAGTTATTATGCAACGCTGAATAACCCACACCGGTAGCGGGGTCCCGCGCGGCAAAAGTCTTGTTGCCACCAATAAACATGGCCACGTGCTCAATCCCACCAGGTCCGTAAAATGCTAAGTCCCCAGTCTTGGCCTCTTTTTCAGAGATAGATTGTGAGCGGGCGAATTGCGCGCCAGAAAAGTGAGGATAGGTGACCCCAACCTGTTTCAAGGCCCACATAATCAGGCCGGAACAGTCAAATGAGTTTGGCCCCGTGGCACCCCAAACATACGGTTTACCTTCCTGAGCCTTGACCTTTCTAACAAATTCACCACGTGAACCAGAACCGCTGGAACCCTCAGACATCAGTAAGTCAATCAGCGTCTTTAGCCAATTTGTTTGTTTCTTTTCAAATCCCTTAGCTGCCTGTCCATTTGCTGTACCTGCAGAACCTGAAAAATCACTCATATTAAATGATTTATCGACAAACTTATTCCAGTTTTCAAATGGATGTGTCATGAACTTGTAGGCATCCCCAAATAAATTGGTGATCCAGTCTATTACACTTGCACCAGTTCCTTTCGCGTAAAGTGGCATGCCAACCTTGCCCATCATATCTGATATTTGTTTCGTTTGAGATCCAGAGAACACACGTGCACCTTCAGGTAGTTGTGTCATCGTTGGAATAGATGGCGACATTGCCAATGCACCATTACCGTAGTCAATTAATTCAGGCATATACCCATCACCAACAATCGCCGTTTCCGGAGCTGATAAAGTACCAACGGTTCCGTGGGCATAACCGCCAAATGCGCCACCGAATCCTGAAACGCGTCCTGATTTGGTTGAAACGGTATTATTAGAAACATTACCTTTTCCGCCTAGCTTATTAGATAGATCATTCGATGTTTTGATGCCTTCGTTATAGTTGGAGTTCACACCCGCAACAATTGCTCCTGCTATATTGATTGGTAAGTAACTGTAATCATAAATCCCTTGTCCGTATCTTTTAGACGTTGTACTACCGTGTTGATGAGGTTCATCAGTCGGCGTTAATGCATGTGCTGCATTGTTTCTAACAGTGGTTGCATTACCAGAAGCTAACCCATTTTCAGCTAAAATACCGGCACTAAAATCACTACCATGTTTCTTACCATGGCTATAGGGTTGACCATCTGGTGTTAGATGTTGTGTAGCTGCATTGCGAACGGTATCTGCTGCACCTTGTGCTTCACCTTTTTTACTCTTCATCCCACTATTATAGCTATCAATGGAACTCTTACCTGATTTACTGTTATCGCCTTTAAGTTGTTTTTTGATGAGATCTGTTAGAGCCTTATCAAATTGGCTTACTGATATTTTTCCGGATTCTAATCCTTTAACCAAGCTGGCAATGTTAACCTTACCAACACCTTTTAAGTTGACCGTGGCCTTAGTTCCAACCATTTTTGAAATAGTGGCCATTGCTGACTGCGCTTCTGGCAAACCGGCCTTTAGGCCATTGGCTAAAGTTGTAATATTCGCTTTACCAAGTTTCGTCAAATCGGTTTTAAAGATTTTCTCAAACTGCGGTCCATATTTCTTTTTCAACTCTTCAGGTTGGATTGACCCATTTTGCAGGCCATCGTGAATTGACTTCAATTCGGACTTGCTTAGGGACGATAAATCGTCTGGAAAGATTTTAGTAACATCCTTGCCGTACTTCTTCTGTAAATCAGCGGTGCTGATTGTGCCATTACGCAAGCCATCTTGTAAAGTTTTAATTTCTTGCTTGCTCAACGAAGACAGATCACTAGGAAATAAATCATAAATAGCATCCCCAAATCGGTTCTTTAAAACTTTGAGAGAGACCGTTCCAGATTCCAAGCCAGACTTTAGGGTCGCAATTTCTTGGTCACTGGCTTTAGACAAGTCTTTAGGGAACAGGCTTAAAATCTGGTTGCCAAATACTGGTTTCAATTGGGCTAAAGTAACAACCCCTGCATTTAAGCCAGCTTTCAATTGAGCAATACCAGACTTGCCAATATCTTTTAACTTGTCATTTTCACCTTGCCAGCCTTGTAGCTGCGATTCAAAATAAACCTTTGCTTCTTCATAGCCCGTTTGAGAACCGGAACTAAAATCATTCCAAAAGTCTTGAGCTGTCTTGGTACCGTACTTACCGAGATCAACCTTTTGAGTAGCATTGGTAATATCAAGACCCCACTGTTTTGCAATTTGAGTGGGATTACCAACTGTTCCATTTTTTAAGCCTTTAATAAAGGAATCGTGGATGCCGGCAGCTGCTTTGCTAACTTCAGACCCAGTTTTTGTCATTTGAGCAGCTAAGTTATCCGCATCAACCTTTGCCTGGGCTTCAGCGGCTATATCAGTAAGCCCCATTTGTTGGTAGGCTTTCTTTTGATCAGTTTGAAACTGTTCTAGTTGCTTTTTGATCGTACCGTGGGCTTTTTCTTGGTCTTCAATGTATTTGGCGTTGTCCTTTTTGTGATTTTCAATCCACTCGGCCGCACTAACCTCGCTTTGAGTAACGTCATCCCAGTAAAGCTTTTCCTTCTTACCATTTGCATCGGTAATTTCACGGGTAAATTCATCATCCATAGACTTATGCAGTCGCAGACTCTCTTTACCGTTGTTATTGTAATGATCGTAAATAGACTTTTGTGTGTTGACCCATTCCAGGCCAGCCTTTGTTTCCTGTTCATTACGCTTAGCATCTAATAAAGATTTGGCTTGATTATATTGTTCATCAGTAATTTCCTGGTTTTTACGGGCGTCTTTTAATGTCTTGAGTTGACTGCTGTAACTTTTTTTAGCCGCAGCAGTCGTATCATTATATGAATCTTTTGACTTCTTCAAGTCAGCTTTTAGCATTTTTTCGGTCAAATCACCATGCTGATCAGCGTAGGCTTGCTGTAGTTTCAACTGGTCTTTGTAAGCCAATCCGAATACAGAAGTCTCTTGATCAATGGTGTTTTCAGCATCTTGCAGTTGCGTCTTCTGTTCATTGGTCAGTTTGCTGAAATCACCACCAACTGATGCAAGCAAATCCGACATCATTTTCTTAGCCTTTTGCAACTTAGAAACGGTGTTATTAGTTTGTGCATTCATTGAAGTTGTGACATTGGATAGCCATGCAGACCCAGCAGGTCCAAATGATGCGGCCAATTCATTAAGCGCTGTTTGGCCTTTTGTTTTGGTCTCTTCAAACTTAGCAATCACTTTGTCTGCCATCTGACCGTATTTACTAACAACATCAGCAGAAATCTTTTGTGACTGACTAACTGTAGCAGTATCTAGCTGCGCCATATCATTAACGGCCGTTTGATGTAAATCATTGTATGACTTAATGGCCTTTTGTGAGCTGGCACTAATATCAACGCCGAATTCATCAACTGACTTCTTCGTCTTTTCGACAGCAGCCTCATGCTTTTGCGCCGACTTGTATAATTCATAGCCGGCAATTGAAACACCACCAATGGCCAAAACCGCAGGTGCAGCCGCTAACGCTAATGACCCTAATCCAGAAACTGCTGCGCTAAACGAACCACCTAACCCCAATAGTTCAGGTGTTGCACCAGCGGCGCCTTCAGCCACTTCTCCAATGGCACCAGCTGCTTTAGGCGCTGACTTTAGACCTACATTTTCAAGCAAAGCTGCTAACGGTGTTCCGGCAGTAGTAGCTCCTTTGAAGCCTGGGCTCAATTGTGCTAACCAAGTTAACAGTTTAGGCCCATTTTCAATTAGCCCATCCATAGTAACTGTCAGCTTACTCGTCATTGACAAAACAGGCCCCATTGCGGCAGCTGTTAAGGCCGCGTTGATAATCATCTTCTGGGTGCCTTTATCCAGACTGTTGAACCAATCAACCAGCTTCTTAGCATCATTCAATAGATCAGTGGCTAGCGGTAGCAGCTGCTGACCGGCATCAATTGCTAACACATGCAGTGACTGTTGAAATTTATCCACATTGGCCTTAGCTGTGTTGTTCATAGTGTCAGCCAGTTTCTTTGTGTATCCAGTAGCGCCTTTAGTTTGCGCAGTTAAATCACGCAACTTGTCGCCACCTTCTTGAATTAAGATGTTCATTCCAGCCTGAGCTTCGGCACCAAAAGCCTGTGATAAAGCGGCCTGCCGATTTTCAGCCGTCCAGCCCTTGGTATTGTTCTTAATCTTGTCCAACATATCAGGCAACGTCAGTGTGCCTTTCTTAAAATCTTCAACGCTAACGCCCATTTTCTTGAAGGCCGCTGTGTTCTGTGCGGTTGGATTCATTAATTGATCTAATGCACCACGTAACGCAGTCCCAGCTTTCTGGCCTTCAATCCCTTGGTTAGACATTAAGCCAATGGCCGCAGAAGTTTGTTCCAGGCTCATATTCAAGCCATGCGCTACTGGCCCAACGTATTCCATGGCTTCACCCATGTCACCGAAGCCTGCTGACGTTTTGTTAGCCACATAGCTTAAACTGTCGGTTACTCGCTGCGTGTTCTGAATCATTTTGGCCGTATTATTCGACTTCAGACCAAACTGTTCTAGCGTGGCGGTGGAAACCTTCATCACTGAATTAAAGTCTTCTCCGGAAGCTTTAGACGCATTGAGGATTGACCCCATAGCGCCTAATACTTGGTTGTAAGAATAACCTTTCTTCAGTAATTCGGTCATCCCGTTGTTGATGTTCGTGGTGGAAATACCATATTCAGTGGACCACTTCTTGCTGGCCGCACCTAAGCTATCCAGCTGCTTGCTCATTTGAGCTGCACTGGTATGCCCATCATCAAGCAATGCACCCATGGCCTTGATCTGGCTATCGAAATCAATAAAGGCTTTAGTAGCCGCGCCGGCGGCTGTGACGATTGGCACTGTCATGGTCATGGTGGCCTTAGAGCCAACTTCACCCATCTTGGTGCCAACGTCCTTCATCCGCGTACCTAACAGCGTTACCTTGTCAGCGGCCATTGCCATTTCTGGCGATAATCCACCAACTGCCTTTTCAAGGTTTCTGGATTCGGCTACCAGTTTAGTTTGTTCCGATACAAGTTCCGCATACTTACCTTTAGCTTTTGCCACCGCTTGGGACTCTGCACCATGCTCTTCGGTGAGTTTGACAATGGTTGATTGTTGTTCTTTCATCTTGGCACTGTTTAAGGTTAATTCCGTGCGCAAACTAGCCAGCTTGGTAACTTGGCTAGATAATCTAAGCCCCAGCGTTTCTTGAGCGGTAGCAACGTTTCGATAAGCCGTAACCTGTGAGGTAAGTTCAGTACGCGTTTTGGCCAATGCCTGGGCTTGCTTTTCAGTGCTATTGGTATTGCGTTGCCCCTGATCACCTTCACCTTTTTCAGCATCAGTTAATTTTTTGGTGCTGTCAGTAGCGGTCTTAGACTCATCGCCTAGTTTCTTAGTGGCGTCAGCTTGTTTCTTGGTGCTATCCGCGCCTTTTTTAGCCTGATTTGCTTGTTGCTCCTCGTTATCGGCTAACTTCTTGGTCGCTTCGGCGACGTCTTCTGTTTGACTAGCGGACTTCTTAGACTCATCCCCAGATTTCTTAGTCGCCTCAGTTTGTTTCTTTTCTGCTTCGGTTAACTTCTCCGTAGATTCAGTAGCCTCTTTGGACTTCTCACCTAACTCATCAAGTCCCTTGCCAGCGCCAGAGCTGGTGGTGTTGCCAATCTTCTCAAAGGCTTTAGCTAAATCATTAGCGCCCTTCAGCGCATCCTTAGTCAACGCCTCAACCTTGATTGTTACAACGTTATCTTCTGCCATGTCTTACTCACCTCCTAATAGCGTCCGGCTTCACGGAGCTCCTTAATCTTCAACATCTTATGTGGCATATCCAAAGGCGCCACGATTGCGCCAACTTCAGCGTCCGTTAGCTTACCTTCCTTTTTCAACGGATCCAAGCTGTACAGCAACTTCATCTGTCGGATATAGTCCTGGTACTTCTTGGTCTGTCGCTTGGCATCATCACTGGCGTCATCCGGCGCATCTTTAGGAATGTCCATCACCCGATAATTGACCACCTTCCGGAAAAAAGTATCGTCATTCAAACCGTCCAACATGGCATTAAAGGCCTGCCACGTTAACGCATCTGTCTTTAAGTCAATCTGATATTGTTGCAAAAAGGCGGCATAAATTAAACCAGCGTCCTGATCAAAGTCGAATACCTGTTTTTTACTAGGCATTAACTCTGATCGACGCTGGTCATTATTGGTATAAATATAAGTGCTGAATATCAGTTGTAACAATGCATCTTGATCCAGCAATGAAAGCTGACTAGTTGAATCTGTAACTAGCATTTTTAGCGCTAATTCGAGCTTTTCTGGTACGGTTAGGCCCTTATCACGCATTAAGCTAAAGTATTCCAACACCAGCCGATAATCCAGGTCAAGATGGTACAGCTGGCCCTTATAAGTAATTGTGTCATCGTCTAGTGCTGTGAGATTCATCATTATCAGTCCTTACTTGTTATTGTCGCGCTGCTTTTCAGATTCTTGTTCTTCCTTTACCGCCTTGAGCTTAGCAATTTTACTGAGATATGCAGTTCGATGATCCGTAATATTCGTTTGATTTTTCAGTTGAATCACAATTTCAGTGACCAACTTAGCTAGGGCATTAGTGGATTGATGCAGCTGGTTAAATAGTTTTGTTCCGGAACCAGCACCAAAGGCCTTATCCAAAAATGGTGAGTAGTGTTGAATAGCGTATTCATTGGCCTCTTTCTCAGCCTGATAGATGGCCTGCCGGCACTTATTATCCAACTCATGAGAGTCTTTCATCATCTCCTGATACGGATAAGCATTGGTTTCAGCATCCCCATTTTGTACCGCTTCTTCAGCCTTAATGGCCCGCTGATGCAGGTCATCCTTTTGCTTGGTGAGCTGAGCAGCCATTTCAGCCATTTTCTGTTGGTTAGCAATTTCGTTACTTTCAATGATCTGTAAGTCGCCAGTAACACTGGCCATACTCTTATCAGCCAGTGACATGGTGTAGATTTGACCACCGATGTTGAATTTAATGCGTGTTGCAGGTACTTCTAATTTAATGGGTTGCATGGTTGATTCCTCCTAGATTGTTATTGTGGTGCTATGTATTGGCCGGTCACCCGGCCTAGCTAGTGCTTATGTGTTATGTGTTACTACTTAGAGGCGTCGGAAGTTACAGTAGCGCCATCATCAGTTGGTGCTGCATTGACTTTATCAGGATCTTCAGGTGGTGTATTGACTGTAAAGCCAGGCACATCCACCATCGCTGATTCCTCTTTAGTATCAGCGTCGTAGCGTGAAATCTGGTAATCACCGGCGGCTACGACCGTCCCAGCTGTTAGGCCAGTAATTGTAACCGTTGTATCATCCCCAGTAAACGCTACATCAGTTGTACCTTTCTTATAAATCCGTAAAACTTTTGCCATAATAATGACTTCCTTTCGTATTCAACCAAATAACTACTTAGCAGTAACAATGGCCCCTTCATCGGTTGGTGCTGCCTGCACGTCCGTTGGGGCTACTGTTTTGGGTCCGTTTTAGTATCTCCAGTGGTGCCTGTACTGTCGGCTGGTGGATTAGACCCATCATTGCTTTGAGTCACACTTGGATCGGGTATTGAGCTACCTACCGATTGCATAGCGGCAACAGCAGTCATGCCTAAACGACCTTGCAATTCTTTAAGTGTTGCAGGACGGCTGTTAGCAACATCACCATCAAGAGAAGCAGATGCTGCAGCAACCGGTTCATATGTTTTAATGGTGCCGTCTTCTTGTGGTTGACGTAATGGCACGCCTAAAATACCTGAGTTCTGACAAGGTGTCTGGGTTAGGACTTCATTAAGTCCTGCCAAATCCGTTTTGGAGTCTTGCGCTTGCAAATACGTAGCAGTCGCTTTGAAACTCCCATTATCATCGGCAGTACCACCACCATCATCAATATCACTCATGGTGGATAAGCCGCTTTCGGTAGTGGCTAAAGTCAAAGAATTATCATTGTTCTGAATATAATGATTCTTCCGGAACCACATTTCACGCTGAGAACCTACCTTAGACTTCAGTGATGCAATCAAATCTTGGGCCATACCACCGATAGAACGATCACCGGTAATGTCATAACTTTCAGTAACACCAGTTACGGTGGTTTGTTCATTACCACCACCATCTTGATAGGCAGCGGTTTTCTTTTTATCGGTGTATTTGGGTGTGACACCAGTAATCCCATCCCCGAGGTAAGCCCATAAGATTGGGTCACCAAGTTGTAGCGGCTTAAGGCCCACCCAGTATTCATCCAGAAAGTTTGGTGCAATATTCCCTCGGAAATCGACGTTATCCGTAGGGCCGTACTTTGTTTGTGTATCAACCATGTTGGTTCCTCCTAATTAATAATGATGTCGACACGAAAGACCGCACGAACCACAGAATAAATATCAGATGTGGTCTGCTGATCATCCATGTCTTGTACATTGGCCACATCGGCCGGTGTTGCAATCATTTCAGCGCGTTGAAATTGGAACGACTTGTTCCGGCTGCTAATGGCAAAGCCTGTTGCTCGTTCCATGACGGTCATCATCTGGCTAAGCGTATCCGTTGCGATTGGTTCACTGAGATGCTTGGCGTCAATCGTAAACGAATAAGAACGCTTCACACGCCCATTCAAATACCGTTGCCGACCACCAGTAGGCGACATGATATAAGTGATCGTATTGCCGTTCTCATAGACACCAGCTTTACGAATCGGTGCATACAAAGAGACGTGATCCGTTAGGTATTGCAATACCGCCTGGTCCACGTCTAACGTTTTCGTATTCAATTATGCTCACCTCACAATTGTCGCAGTTACTTGGTGATTAACGTAAGCAGCACCTGATTTACTGGCCAAAGCTACCTGGTCCCATCGTGCACTGGCATTTGGGTGATAGGTCTTGGTGTAGTTCAAGCCTTGTTCAGTCGCTACCTTCTTGACGCCCTTTTTAGCCTGCCAACCGTATGGCGTACCTACTGGATAAACCATTGTTTTGCCAGCGTAGACATAGCGAGCATAAGGACGGTCCCAATGTAAATAAACAGCATTGGTATCTTGCGTTTTAGTATGACTCTTTGCCAGGTCACCCGTTAATTGCGGCACATACTCTTCTGACACTACCAATACAGCATCCGCCGCAACATTAGCCACCGTTAAGGGATTAAACGACGCTGTAAGTGCACCAAAATCCACAGCAACATTAATGATCATTCCAGCGTCACCTCCCAATGATGTGGTTGCGTTGGGTTAAACGTATAAATCGGGACTACTTCAGATACCTTAAACGTTTGACCAGTCTCTAACCAAGTCACTGCATCTTGTAGTTGTAATGCCTGGGCTGGGTCAGAGTTAACACGATCAATAAACAACGTATGCACATTAACACTCGTGTACACATTAGTATTATTCGAAGCGTTCGCCAACACCTTCTTGGTATCCGGTTGAATCAAAACATGCTGAATCGTGATCTCATCACTGTCAGCAGTCGCCACGGCCGTCCCCGCAGGCGCATAATCGCCAGTTTGCCAGTTGGACTTCGCCAGCGATTGATACGGCTTGACCTTGATGCTATGAATCAACATCTCTAATGGCATTGCTTCAATATCATCCAAATTGTCCAACTCCTCTAAATAGCAAACCAGTATCACGCAATGCGTTGATAGCCTCTAGCGAGTTCGTGGCAGTAGCTCGGCTTGGTCGGGAGCCACTATCCTTCGAATAGCTAAACTTACCCGCAGACGCTGTTTTAATGGCCCCAGCTTGCCGGCCAAGTTCATTGATATCGCCAAGTGTGATAAAATACTCGATTTGCAAGCACAACGCCTGCTTCACAGCTTCACGGTCTGACTCGTAGCGCAAATCAGCTAATGTGTGCTGGCTAAAATAATGCTGCGTGTACTCATTCAACTTCAATTCAGCACGATATTCTAAACGGTCCCAGTCCATTTTGCCTGGATCCAGGCCGTGGAATACATTGTCGTAGTATTTACGCTCAATTAACGGCTCTGCCATTGTCATCCCTCCTTGTTACTTTGCGGTGATCAGCGCCCCTTCATCAGTCGCCTGCGCTGCTATGGCTGACGGGGCCGTTATTTTGCCGGTGCAGAACTTGAATCTGGTGCAGCAGAGCTAGCAGGTGCGGCGCTTGATTGAGGTGCTGCTGGATCACCCTTCTTGGTTACTTTACGACGGGCTGGGTTTGCATTGGCCTTACCAGTGGTTGTCGCTGGCGTAATAGCTGCTACAGCTTCATCCCGAATCACCATAAAGGCTGGGGTAAAAGTTGCCTTAATAGCAGCCATATCACGTTCAGCCAAGTTGATTGGTAAACCATCTTCACCAAGGACTGTGGTCAAAGTAGCTTCAGTTAAGATTTCATATTCAATTCCAGATAAGATACCGTAATAAACGCTGTTCCAATCGGCTAGGATTTCACTGGCGGCTGTTTTATCCCAGGAGCCTTTAGCAGCCCAAGCAATTGGTAATCCTAACACGTCGGCCACTGTGTTACTGTGCGCATCGTTGAAGATAGGTTGACCATTACCATCTTTACTGGAACGATATTTCACACGTTCCGAACGTGGTGCAGCAATCCCATTAGCATCCAGGTCCTGTGCTTCAAGAAAGGCCATGGCATCCGATACATCATCATATTTGTTATCCGTTTCTGTCAGTGTTTGCTTCGTCAACAACGCTGAACCAATCACGCTTTGACGGAAAGGTGTATCTGAACCACCAAATAATGCGGATTGATCGAACTTCTTATAAAATGCTTCAGCAATTTCAGCCTTCATCATGTTAAAAAAGTTGGTCACGCTATACTTTAAATTTTCTTTAGTGGTCGGGATAATAACAGCCATCTTGTGTGCTTCCATCCAAGCCTCCATAAAGGTTGGTTTAGACGTTTGGATCTTCTGACCTTCATCAACCCAGTAAGCCCCGACACCAGACATAAATGTGAATTTTTCACGCTCTTTCGTCATGGGTTGTGCTTTGGCCAACCGCATTAATTGCGAGCCAGTTTTTACATCAGTGATAATCTGGTCTGAAATAACATTAGGAATTTCACCAGTACGCGCACTTTCAATTGTTACGTTATCTGGATCAAAGTTTGGATCTGCCATTTATATTTCCTCCTTAGTGTGTAATGCGGTGTTCGTTTAATTTTTCAACATCCGTCATGGTCGTCTGTTGTTGGCCACCAGTACCGCCTAAATTATCATTCACTGCTGCGGCTGGCACTTGCGTGCTACCGGTGTAACCAGGGTTTGACTTAACGATTGCAGCAATCGCTTCATCGAACGTCTTAGCTGGATTGTCCTTGTTGGCAATGTAAGCCTTGGCCAAGATCATAGCATCCGATAGATGTTCATTGGTAACCCCAGCCTTCAGTGCGGCTACAGTAGCCTTGAGTTCTGTATTATTGGTGGTTAAATCAGCATTGGCCTTCGTTGCCTTGGTTAAATCACCCTGGGTCTTCTCCAGTTCACCTTTGTTCGCTTCAACTTGTTTGTTGTGAGCCTCAATAATTGCCTTTAAGCTGTCTTCGTCTTCAAAGCCTAAAGATTTGAGCATGTCCGACTTGGCGTTTGCAGCTACTTGCGTGACATCAACTGGTGGCGTTGCAGGCGGTGTGTTTTGGGCGCCAGTATTTCCTTCTGTCCCTGCAGCGCCAGTACCACCTTCACCAGCACCGCCGCCATCATTGCTTTCAAATAATTTCATTCCGATTCGGTTTTTAATCCACACGTTACATCCCTCCTAATTTGGGCATAAAAAATAAGCCTTTTTTCTTCGGCCGTGCTTAGGGCCGTTACTCACGATCATCTTCAATTTCTAAGCTTTTGATCCAATCAACTGGATAACCATTACCACCCATAACAACTGAGCCATCTGGTGCTTTACTGCTGCCTGTCCAATAGATAATAAGGTCTTTGCCATTAAATTCGGGATTATCATCTCCTACAATATCTTCCTCATAGTCTAGTAACCACCAATGTTTGATGGTGCCATCTTTAAGTGTTGCCTTAACATGATGCTGAAGATATTGCATACATTCAGCTAATTCCATTATTATCACTTCCTTTTCTTGGGTACCCCAGGTGGTGCAGGTACAATATGCGCGCCTTTATTACTATGATGAATCTTTAATCGTGTTGTTTCGACTAAGTTACCTTCTACATCCTTATAGTAACCAATTGGCCCACCAGCATCAACAAATTGAAATTGTCCCGTTATTTTACTTGGATCCGCTTGTTGATAGATAACTTTCTGTAGCTGATCAAGATTTACGTCTGAATTAAGATAACTGGGGCCTTTATTGCGACCTTTAGCCAAATCCTGCTTCAAACGTTCTTCATACTGCTTTGTCCCTTTAATGTGACGTTGCTGACTATCTTGATTAATCGTGATACGAGTACGTTGCTGGGCTAGCCCTTTACTGATCTGCTCACGACTATACTCACGAGGCATCCCACTACGGCCAATAAAGTCACGCATTTGGGCTTGCGCGTTTAGAACGGTTGTTCTTGTTGCCTTTCGGTCACCACCAATATGGTTAGCAACGTAATCCTCACGCTTAGCCGCTCGAATATTCCGCTCAAGTCGACGCTGTTCTTGCGTTTGGCGGTAAACAAAAGTATTGTGCTCATCATCTGGAATCGGGTCAGGGCCGCCTACACCGTCAACAGTTGGTATTAAATAATGCTTGCAGTTGATACCTAGAATACCGGCTGGGTCACCATAACTGGTATCGCTAAATGGCGGATAGTCACCACTATTCTTGCTACCATCCATGCTGTAAACACGCCCTTGATACGGTGCACAGTGAGGTCGTGCGCCAACGTGTTGGGAAATACGCACTAATGACCCATAGCTGCTCATACGTGCCAGCTCAACGGCATTAGCCGATTGATTGACCTGGCTATTAATAACGGTCCGCATATACACATCTGGCGACCAATGCTTACCTGCACGATCAACCAACGCTGGCAGTCCCTGTTCAGCATATTCATCAGCTGCTTTAACGGCAGCGTCAATATAAGATTGACCACCACGAGCAGCGACTTCGGCCCGATTTACAATGTCCATCATCATTTCATACTGATTTTGGGTCATATTGCGTCGAGCCATGGCCATATAGCGCTCTAGTTCCTTCTGCTGATCACTAACAATCTGTCTGACAGCACGATCTTCTTTGAGGGATGCTGGGTTGTTCAACTTACCAGTCTTGGCTAACTGTTTCAGCCACTCCTCTGACTGTTCTGCGTTATCTAAGGTGGCCTTGCTGAGATTTTGCTTCAACTTAGCATCTGAACCATGTCCTACCTTAGCCAGCACACGCTGCGCATATTCACGCAACTGATTCGCTGCTACAATCTTACCTGTTCGCCATCCCTCAAAGTCGTCATCATCAATCTCATTAATATCCTGTAGCTGGTCTACCATGTGACGGAAGATCATATCAGCAATGTCAGCATACAAATAAGTGTACTCAACTGACAGCTTATCTAGGTCTAACGGACTTAATGTCATTCAGCCCCACCGCCGATGTCCTCTAATGTCCCTTGGTCGGGTTGCTGCGCCTGAATCTTATCGTAGATTTCTTGGGCTTCTACGTCCGTCACATTATTCACCCGCTTAATGGCAGCAATCTGGTCCATTAACGGCTTGCCACCACTGGCGGTCATGTAATAGGACAGGTTCTCACTACGGTCCTTAGCAATGCTATCGTCAAAGTTAACCGTAACATCTACATCAGTCTCATCAGAGTAGTTCACCTCAGGGTCAGCTTTGGCTAATTCAAGGATGCGAATCACCAACTGCTTTAGCGCCTCTTCGATAATCGTTTCATGGCTATTCTTAGTCTGATACGTATCCGAGTTCTCACTGACCACTTCGGTTGCGGTCTTCATCCCATCACCACCAGCGTCATAGCTAAAGGTGCCCGCGCTAAAACCAACCTGGGATGCAAACAACTTAAGCGTTGTGTTAATGGTGTTCAGATAGGATTCCGCCCGAAGCGATTGTGTGACATCCTTGATGGTCTCATTGCTAGACCCGCTGATGCTGTCATAATGGAACATTCGATAAACTTCTTCAGCCTCATCAAAATAAAATTGTGGTTGGCCGGTCATACGATCAACCCCACGCTTCATCATTGAATCGGGAACCATTAACGTCTTCTTGCTCAGCTGAATCTCCCGCATTAATGCATCATAAGTCTCATCCAATATCCGCAACGTGTCTAACGCATTGGCATAAATTGGAATACCTAACGGGGATGAAAGATTAAGGTTGTTAGCCAAGTTAGGCTTAAGATAGATGAACGTCGGGCCGCTGTATTCTGTTTTTGAGTAACGTGTTTCTTCGGCCAAATCACTATATAGCTTTGTCAGTGGCACCTTGTGACCAAGATCATCAGCAGTAGTTGACTCATACAACTCATTGCTCACCACATAGGCCGTGTCGTCCTCTGTGTGCCATTCTAACAGCGTGTAATAACTGTTATTACTTTGGAAGTTAGACGCAATGACACACTCTGTCACGCCGTTAGCATCCGAACTAATTGGGAAGAATACATCAGCTGTTGCAAAACGAATCTTGACTTGGCCCCGATACGTGTACAAGCGAATGCACATCCCACCTTCAGCGAACATATATTCTAGATAACGTTCAAAGTTATCATAGAAGTGGTTCTCTTCGAAGACCTGATGAACAAATACATTGCTGGCCTGCTTCATATCATCTGGGGATGTTGGTTGTGGTGCATTAAGCTTTTTAGTGGCAGTGAGGACAACCTTCTGACTGAATGTCAGCGTGGCCATCTTCTTAACCGCAATCTGTGGCATATTTAACGACAACAATTGCCGGCCACGCTTATGGCTAGCCGAATTAAGATAACTGTGTTCAACAATCCATTTGGCACGACCTTGATAGATAGCCAACCACTGCTGAATGTTAGCGTAGTCCTTGCTATCCGACATGATGCGCTTATGATCATTCGTTGATTCAAGTTTTTCGACAATACCCATACGACCAAACACCCCCTTTAATTTAAGCCACATATTTTTCCAAAGACCCACTAACATCCCTCCTTACCAATTGACATAGGTTAGATAGTTCGCATAGAAGTAATTCACCGAATAACGAAATTCATCCATGGCATGGTTAAACGCATCGACTGGCTTCTTGGACTGTGGATCACGTACGTACATACCCAGTTCCTTTAAAAAGTTACGATGATCATAGCTCAAATCAGGAATGCCGCTATCCGGCGTTTCTACTAGTCGGAACATCCCTTGCTCAATGACGTTTTGACAACGCTCAATCCCCACCTCAATACCTTGTGTACTGCGTAAATGCTCATGCGCATTGTTATTGGCCGTCTCAGTCATGATTCCTATCTTTTCCAGCTCAGCACGCAATGACTTGGCTGCAGGGTCAATAATGACAGTTGAATGATGTACTTGGTATTGACGTTCACACCATAGAATGAATCGGCGTAACTCAACCGCATACGTAGACATAGCACGTGCTTCCTGTGTTGCAGATCCTGAATGATAGAAATTAGCAACTCTGTTTAATCTGTAACCCATTTGTCCGTTTTCATCCCTGACATTGGTAATGATATTGCAGCTAAGTGTTGTTGCATCATTCTGGCCAGCATCGCCGGCAAAATACATTTCAACAATCTGACCGTGCAAAGTAGCATCAATCATCGTCTCGTGATCAAACATTACATAGATTGCACCTTCAGGCATTACCCTTAGGCCTAACCAGTCACGTTTATATCGATATGGATTAGCCTTTAGTTCAGCTTCGACCTCGGTCAAACGTTGCTCAGTCATTGTCGGATTATCACGCATATCCCAGTGCAACCAATGTGCCTTGTAATCATCAAAGAGATCAATAACGGGATGATTAGGCGCCGGCGGATTTAAATCAGCGAGATGATACCGATACTTTGCCTTAATCGTTCGGCGAAATGACTCGTCAATGAACTCTTTATTCATCAAATCAATTTCAGAATAAGCGACTGAACCAAGCGACATCCCACGAATTGCATTGGCCGAGTTAGACTTACCGCCACCTTTAAAATAAATCCGTTTATGGCCACTTGGTAAATCGATGGCCAAGTGATCACCACCGCGGTCTCGACGCAACTCACAGCAACCATCAAAAATATACGCTAATCCAAGTCCATCACCCTCAATAAACAGCGTATACGCCAATGCTTGGTTGTAGGCGCTAACAAGATGATTCTCATCAGGAGACAACATATAAAACATAGCAAGCCTAGCATCATCGGCCGCTGTCTTGCCGCTACGAATTGCACCCTCATTAACGTCAAATAAGTGATCAAACGGGGATGCTAGGAAGGATGCTTGCTTAGGCGAATACTCAACTTCCTTAAGATTCGTTTTCACTATGTTTATCCCCTTCCTGTGATTCTTGACGCTGTGCTAACGCTTGAGAAATGGCTGCAATGATTGGATTGTCTTCGCCGGCACCTTCAAGTGCATCGGCTTGATGCTCAAGAATACGAGCCTTAGCCTCAGATTGACGCTTATCAGATTTCAATTTCAGCAGCTGTTCTTTGACAATATCATCACTGTTCGGATAACGTTTCAGCAATTCAAGCAGTGCACGCTGCTTATCATACGTTTCAACAACAGCATCCCCTTCATCAATCCGAATGGACTTCAACAGGGATGTATCGCCTTCACCAGTGAACTCAACCACGTTCTCATAATAGACGCCTTGTTCCCCAGTATCAGGATCAATAAACGGTAGCCATTCATAATGCTTACCGTATTCTGAAATGAAGGGACCGCCTTTAATGAAATGTTTGGTCCAGCGCTTGTGCTTTACCCGTTTGACTGTAACGTAATCACCAATATCAACAAAGGCCTGCTTCTTTAACTCATGAATGATATCTTCAGCAGTAATCGCTTCTGCTTTTTGGCGAGCCTTTTTTAAGCGTTCAATTTCATTTTGCACACCAGCATTCACCAGCATCCTCGGGCCATTTGTATTGGCTGTTTTCCAGCTGCAATTGTAGGCTTTACGATATGCTTTAGTGGCGTTAAAAGACTGTAGGTAAAGGATACAGAAGAGCTTTTGTTTTTCCGTTAGATCCTCATTATTGGCTAAATCATCAACCATTTTATCTGCAACGCGTTGCGTTTTTGTTGCAACGTTTTTAACGTGTTGCGTTGCAGGTTTATCATCCCAATTGTGCCGAGATTTCCAAGCCCGAACAGTACCAGTTGACACGTCATACTTAGCAGCAATATCCTTATACGCCATCCCCGCTAAGTAATCCTTTTTAGCCTGCTCAATTCGCTCTCGATTAGCAGCCACTACATATCACCACACCTCCATCGTTGGATACAAAAAGGACGCCCACATAGACGTCCTCGGGAAACACTTTATTATTTTCTACTTTATCAATATACCACCGAAACAGTCCCATTGTAGTCTGATGTTAGTCCCATAAAAGTCCGCTCCCAGTCCGATTTCAGTCCGATTTTCGAACATACACATGAAGGTCGAACGTATTTTCAAACGCATCAGCGAACCATCGTAAGGCCTCGGACTTGAGCCGATAGTACTGACTTCGCTCGTATGGTACCTGTTCAATGATTTCATCATCAGTTAATTCCAATATGTATGCCATATAGAGGATTTTCTGGTATTTATCAGGGCATCTTCTAATGGCATTAACGGCAGCCGTCACAATTCGGGGCGCGTCAGCATGTTCTACCAGTGCATCCTCAATGCCGTTCCCAACAGGTTCCGACTTAGGCAGTGCCGAAAATCTAGGTGATTTGACATCAACCATACTGTAACCGGCCTTAACCACGAACCGTGGAAACTCATTGATCAAGAAATTGCGCACGTTATCCTCTGTTTTATTTGTATTCAAGACCGGTAATAGTCCCACGTTCAGCACTCCCCTATGATATAATGTTGATGGTGGATAGGGGCTGGCACGGTAACGTGTCGGCTTTTTCTTTTACCAAAAAATGAACATAAACAATGTTAGAACCGCCTTGATTGTTAGAAACACCATTACCATACTGATCAGCACGGCGCCACATAAAGCCGCTACCGCACCGACTAAGTAATAACTGTCACTTATTTTTAATTTCATCCCTGAGCCACCTTATCACCAAGCTGCTTAACGATAGTCGTTGTTGCAACCGATGGCACCCACGCTTCGATAAAATCACACACCGCATCAAAACTCTTCTTTCGAACTTGAATACGTGTTCGAACATTCGCTACCTCGTTTATCCCGGTACTGATGTCCTTAAATAGCCGTGCCCGTTGCTCACGATTTAGCTTCATATTATGCATTTCAACGTACTCTGCAACTTTATGATTAACACGACGGCTTAGATAACTATATTCACTAGGTGTCAATGACTGATCATCTTCCAGAGCTTTTACTCGCTTATCAACTAGCTTGAGTTTTTTGTTAACATTGCCACTATTTTCTAGCAATACTTGAATTTTTTCTTCCGGAGTTTCTGGCAATCGAAATTGAGGACGGTTGAAATAGTTTTCCTCTAGCGCATCATACATATCCCAAGCACGATCCGTGCCAAGCATCTTCGAATGGCGGCTAGCCCCGCGCTTAGTCCAAAGATATAGATGAGCCGTACGTTCAGCGACCAAGTCGGAATTTCCTACCTGGTTCTTAAACCTTTTCAATTCACTACCCTCTAATAAAAAGTAGTGCTTGCCTTCTTCAAATTTATCTTTGTTGTAAGCAAAATTCTGTTTGATGCGGTCAGCTGTTGTGTCGTAAAATTCGGCCAATTGTTCAGTAGTCAAAATCAACTGATCAGCATATTTAATTTCTGATAATTTCATTACCGCGTACCACCTTTCTCAATTCTGACAAGCTCACCCGTGCTATCAAAGTAATATCGCTTTGATGATCCACAAAATTCCAATGCCGTTACTTCATCCGGAAACTCTCCCGGCTTAAAGACTGGCGTTAAATGAGCCAGCTCTCTCCCAATTAGCCGCAACCGTAGTCGCCATCTAATATTGCCGTTAACATTTGGGTACTTTGGCCTAAACTCCTGCTTAAAGCGCCGCATATCGCAAAAATAGTGTCGGCTTAGCGGTATTTCCTGTACATCGAAATCCAGTGTTGCAACAAATTGCTTACGTCTCGTTCGTTTATTCATCCCTGCACCCCCTCAAAACGGTAAATGATCATGCTGTGCAGCACTCATCTGCTTCTTCAGCTCTTCAGTATATTGGCCAAGATATGCGTTAAAACTGGACATCGACATCGGAAATTTGCTGGTATCTAGCTCTGGATTTTGAATGCCAAACCACTCAGACAATGCCTTTTTAGCTTGGCGATACGTCACTTGCTGTTCCATTTTGTGCTTCCTCCTTTTCGTAAACGCTGGTATCCATGTGCCGCAACTGCTCATCAGTAAAAGCAGTCCTTAATTTCGCAGTGTTGCTGTACTCTGCCTGGCAAATACCGTCGTCATACAGATAAACTTGCTCTCTAACGGCTGGATTCCAGCGATGCAAATACCATCTAATCATGATTTTCCTTCGAGTTTGAATATATATCTGACCATTTGTCGAAACGCAGTTTGGTTAGTATAAATTGCTTGCCCTACCAAAGTTAGGTCAGTAGCCAGTCCGTACATGCAAGCCCAATTGGCATGATCAGTATAACCAATGATTTCCATCGCCACTTCATCCGCTGAAAGCTGGCCGCTTAAACCCAGCACCGGATCAGTTAGCAGATCTTCGGTGATATACCGCTGCACTGCAACACGCTCTTTTTCAGTCATACTCATTTTCCGTCCCCCTAATTCCAACCGGCATTGTAGGGCCGATCTAAACTTTCAATTTCATCAATTGCCACGCTTAAGCCCCTAAGTGCATATTCGGCCTGTACCGGAGTAATACGTCCCAGCGTTCTCAAATTAATAATTCCACGGGAATCAGCTTTCAGCCGCTCTTTCAGTTCCAATAGTTCCGGACTGTTCAAATTCAATTTTGTTTCAATCATGCGTTAGCAACTCCTTTGTTTGTTCGCTAAATTCCATGTTCTTGCCTCAATTTCTTTAACCCCGCCAACGAAGCCTTTAACCCACCATCAGGTTTGCTTGCAGGGTCTTGCTCTGGTGTATAACCAGGCTGCGCCCAATCTGGTAGTGTTTCCTTTTGAACTGGTTGCTGTGCCTGAAAATTAGAACGTTTGGCCTGCTTTTTAGCTTGCCGTTGCTGTTCGTAAATATTGACATCACTAACAGACTTGAAGCCTTTAGACTCCCAGTCTTGCAAGATTTTTGACATGTATTTATAACTACGAACGTTGTTATCCAGCATAGTTTTCATCGCTAAAATAACCAGCTCATCATTGCCAGCAAAGTCTTGGACCCACTTGTCGATATTTTCGAGCACAATTGGGCTTTCCATGATCTGGACATTTTTAGTCCAGAACGTTCGTGCACGCTCGTGGTCGTTGTTGTTATTATTAGTTAAGTTAGGTGTAGTTAAGTTAAGTGATAATGCACTACTGTTTCCACTACCGTTCCCTATACTGTTGTCGTTACTGTTTCCCATACCGTTGTCACTACTGTTGTCTACACTATATATAGACAAATCATATAAGACCTTCATTTGATAAGTAGCAGCCGTGGAACCTTTACCAGATTTAACGATCACTAAGCCTTTCTGATTGAGGCTATTTCGGGTTTTGAAAAAATTAGCTTCTTTAAGTCCTGACTTTCTTGTAAGAACAGATGATGCAACTCTGAACTCTTGTAAACCCCTCGCTTTATTGTTTATGTGTGCTAACGCGCACCATAGAGCAACCTCGGAGTTGTTTAGCTGGTACAACTCGGCAACATCATTCTCGAAGAAAGCATTCATTTGCTTAAAGTAGTCAATCATTTTCTCACCCCTTTCTGTTACTTATTCCTACCCACCCACCACATCAAGTTATTACTTAAGATTATTCTGTAAAAATTTATCTTCAGGACTGGTACCTTTAGGCTTGTCGCTGGTGTCTTTAGGAGTTGGTTCCTCGTTACCCTCGGTGGCCTGTACTTCTTTAGCAGCTTCATAATCCGTCATTGGATTACCATCTTCATCAAACGTTTGTGGCATTTCATCTTTGGTAATGGCATTCTGCATTTGAACAGATAAGATGCCCCATTTTGACAGCATATTGCGAATAACAGTCTTTTTGGCCATTGCATCAAAGTTAGATTTCCAAACACCGCTCGGATTATGGCCACTCGACATTTTGCTGAATTTTTGACGATGCTCATTGATCTCATCAGTCGTCCAATAGACTTTCTTTTCAAAACCATTGACCAATCTGAAATAGCCAAAATAACCAACAACTTCATCTGATCGTTTGCCTTCCGGATTCAATTCGATTTCTTCAGTGAATCTATTCCAGGACTTTAATTCACCTTCATAGACAACCTCGGCATTCAGCGCCTTATACTGTCCTGAACGAAGTGCTAATTGAATGTAGCCTTTATACCCCATTTGAGGGGTTGCGTTACTGCCATATGGCACGATCCACATATATCCAAGATTCTGATCAATGGGCAGGTCCATCGTGGCAGCAACCATTGCTGATGAAATGACGGACATTGCATTAACTGATTGGAGTTTCGCATTAGAGTTCACTACATTTACAATTGACGACATAAATTGAGGTGCCTTGTCTTTAAGAATCTCTCTAAACCGTCGTTGAATGGCATCCTTGCCCAATTCTTGCTTAATTAAAGATGAGGCGCTAGGTATTTTCGCTCTACGACTTGCTGCTGTAATTTGATTACTTAAATTAGAATTAGTTGCCATAAGTTGCAACCTCCTTGATATTTAATGTGCGTACACCACGTTTATTAGTGCGGTATAAAACCTTGAACTGGCCAAGCTTAGCGGTATCACCATTACGCATGGCCGATCTAACTTGATTTTCAATTCGCTTTTTATCGTCAGTCAATTCATTGATTTGCTGAATAACTTTTTTACGAATTTTCAGCTGCTGTTCAAGATAATCTGGTATCTCAACTTCAATGTGTTTATCCGGATAAAGCAGCTGCAATGTCTGCTTAGTCCAATCACTGCCATCAACTGCTGGCGGAACGTCCTTTTCAATATGATCATGCCACCATCTGACAAGTTTGGTCTGAACCTGATCAATCACTTCTTGATTACGATCCACTCGCTTATAGATGAAACGGTGACCGCCAATCAAGGTTGCAAAATAACAATATGGGCGATCTAAAACATTCATGTAATGCTGAACTTGCAGTAAATAAGGAGCTGGCACTTCGTCTTCAACCCACTCACTTGTTTTATATTCCATGGCCGTCTTAATCTCTAGAAAGCCAGGCTCGCCAGCAATATCACGATCAATATTTGCTCTTAAAAAATCATATTTAGAATGACAGTACGTTTTGTTCTGACGATAAACTTTTTTACCAGTCGCATCCTCAAACTCGCGTGCCAGAATCGGTTCCATAATGTTGCCCCAATGCGTAAACTCGTTGCCAGTATCATCAATGGGCAAACGGCCTGTTTTATCAGCCCAAACTTGATACGGCGACCGCCAAGGAGACATTCCTAAGATTGCGGCTACATCTGAGCCACCGATACCACCACGACGGCTTAAAAGCCATTCCTCGCGCGAAAACTCTTTGGTTGGGATAATATGTTGTTTCATTTTGTATCTACCTCAATTTCTAACTGTTGCAAAATCAATTGACCAAAAGCCCGTTCTTGATCAATCCGTTTATGGGACTGGCGATAAACCTCATCATAATTAACCGTCTCATCTTTAAACGTCGCTTCTGCGGCCTGATCACTGATTTTTAAATCATGTTTAGATAACTGTTGCATTTGAAATACCTCTCATTTCTGGTAGAATTGAGGTGTTAAATATCGTCGAAAATAATTAACACCGAAGTCGTTGATGCGCCAACATCAGCGGCTTTTTTCTATGCAGCGTTTTTGTTTTGATTACGATCATCTGCTTTACACTGATCGACCCAACTATCAAACACACGATTCTGCTTGGCTGTTGGTCGAATCTCTTGGGCCCGTTTATCGGCTACTTTTAACTGCTTATAGCGGATATAACCGTAAACACCTAACGCCATCATCAAACTAATAATCAACACTGGTACGGGTATATAAGCCGCTTTGCCGCCACCTGTAATCCACATAACTCATTCCTCCTATCAAAAATTACCTAGCCCGGTTAATTTTTAATATTGTTCACGAATCCACTTCTTGACTGCCTGTAACGAAAACAGTGGGTTCTTGTATTTACCGATTTGATATTTTGGGAAACCTGGTGTCCTAACCAAACGAGCCATTTTTTCATGGCCTATTTGCAGACCCTCTTTTTTTAATTCCGATTCCAACTGAGTTTGATTTAGAATTCTGTCTTCTGAGTCCTTAGACTGATCCAAGGTTCGTTTAAATTCGCTGATTATAAACTGCGCAAATTCTTTTTCATGCGCTGTTAGCTTCAATTCCTTTTCAGAACTGCCATTGATCACTGTTAATGCCATATTTCTCACTCCCGTTTCATTAAGCCTGCCTTTACCCAGGCACGATGCCGTTCCCTAATCAGTTTGGTTAGCGACTCATGCAAAAACGTTCTAGCTAAGACTGTTACTAACTTGATTTCCGTAATGATTTCATCAAGCATTTGGAAAACATACTCCTGTATCCGATCATATTGTTCCGGATTTAAAGGCCGCTGCGTACTTGCCAATATTCGATTGAGCTCAACTGAGCTAATGGACTGCTGACGTTCTAATTCTTCCGCCTCTTGCACATCATGAAGCTCACTGGGCCGTTGCCCATAGATTGGACTATCCATGCCCTTTAACGTCCCATACTGCTTGTTAGCCAGGGATGCGCTAAAGTCGTAGTCATCCACAAACTTCGCTAAGTCCGTCATAACGTCTTCTGGCGTATCACGGGCCCCTGTTGCGTATGAATTAATTGATGACTTACTGCGATGCAATGCATGGGCAACTTCAGCCTGTGTAATATGGTGCCGAACAAATGTCTGTGTGATCAAACTGCCAATTTCAAAACTCATAGTGATTCCTCCAATTGAGGACATCCCCGTGAGCAATCCACAAGGGATGCCCGTAAAATTAAGTTAAGCCATAAACTGCTTATACTGATTAAACAACTCACGTGCTTCTGGAACTTGATCATCAGTTAGTCCGTTCATTGACTTAAGCTTCAGCTTGGTTCTTAAAACACCGTACAGACCATTTTGAATTGCAGTGAAATTCGTATGCGTCTCCGCTGCCATCTCCTTGGTCCACTTGGCAACATCCCGTTTAAAGGTTCTAACCGCCATAGTCTCACGGGATGATCGTGTATCGCGCGCAATCTCTCGTACAGCTTCAATGACGTCCGGGTCATTTGACAAGAGACTGAGCAATTGCTGTCTGTCCATTATTTAGCCACCTCCTGCGTGCCGATCAACTCATCAGTTGTTGTGTTCAACGCCCGAGCAAATGCTGCAATAATACTAGATTTAGGTTCGTAACGATTGTGCTCAATGTCACTGAGTGTGGATTGAGCAACTCCTGTTAAACTGGCCAAATCTTTTTGTGACATCTTACGTTCTAGCCGAAAATCATGAATTCTAGATCCAATCAAAAAATCACCTTCTTTTCACTTATCGGATTTCCGATAATTTATAGTTTTATTATATCGGAAATCCGAAATGTGTCAACGGAAATCCGAAACTTTTTTTCGGTTATTCGTATATCTTTGAAGTAGTAAATAATTCAAAGGATTGATTTTTTTGGAAAACGATACGAAGATCATTGGCGCCAGAATTATGGAATTCATTAATGCCCGTGATACCACTATTCATCGAACAGCTGTTAAGGCTGGCATCCCTAATACCACTCTTGTTGATCTAATTAGCGGGACTACCAAAAATGCTCGCGTTTCAACCGTGAGAGCGGTTTGTGCTGCATTAGATATTTCTGTCCACGACTTCTTTGATTTCGCACCATATAATGAGGTGGAAAAATGAAAGGCTGGTCGTTATTCGCAATCTTGGCGCCTAATATAACCGCTCTTGTATCTCTGGCAGCTCTAGCTTTCAATATTCATACTCAAAGACAAACCAATAAGCGTCTTGAACGTGAACAAGCATCCAACGTTACTATTTACGGTTATTTGAACGATCACGCCGTATTTATTCTTGAAAATGCTAGTAACGTTCCAATTTATAATGTCTTTGTTATGGGAGTTTCAAACAACAAACAACTGCCTCTTCAAGAAGACCTGACGAATTGTAAATTTAATCCTGCAATCTATGGATATGAGTATATTGAAGTGCTTCCAAAACTAACGCTAAATATAGACTTTACAAAACGATTTAGTACTTCCGATGATGGTGAACACACAGTTCCAAAATTATTATTTACAGATTCTCAAAATATTCAGTGGCGTCGTTTACCCAATGGACATTTAGAAAAATGCAAATACGTTAATCAACTTAAGAAGTATGGATTCTCATTTACAGATGCTGGGAGTAATCAAAAGCATCTGGATGAAGTCACTGATTAGTATCTTAAGCTTCTTCAACAAACGGCATATTCCACACAATTGTGCTGGAATGCGTATTGACTTGAATCACTTCATAGTCAGCCGCTTGAAGATTAGCTTTGATTTCTGGGAACTGATCAATATCAAAATTAAAGGTCGCTGTATTATGGCCGTTTAACATGCGGTGCTTGAGCTTGCTACAAATAATGTCCCAGGCACGTTGCTGTACGCTATCAGTGCGTAACTTAACGAGCTGCTCTGTCATGTCCATGCGATTCACCTCCTTTCGTTCCTTGAAATCTAAATGTATTTTCCATCCTTAAAATGCAATAATCATTGTAAAAAGGGATGTGAAAATATGAATCAATTAACCATTTCAAATTGGATTGAAATTATCAGTATCATTGCTTCATTGACTGTGTCGTTTGCCTCTATTTGGATTGCTTTAAAATCTTTCAGCCGGGCAGAAAAATCTGCAAAGGCACTTGAAGTATCAAATTTTAATGCTGAAAGACCATACGTTACGATTTACTCAACCGGGCTTAATACAGGTGTCATGTCATTTCACAAGTTTCTTATTATTAAAAACTTTGGTAAATCGGCCGCAAAAGTAAAATTAATCACCTATACCGGCGAGCTTGATACCAACAATCAGTCCCGTAATTTGACTTCACTGCATGATTTCGTACTCGCACCAGGAATGTCCGTTCGCAGTAATATCGATGCAGCATTTGAAAACACTGTAAAATTCCACGTTGACTACTCAGATTTACAAGGGAATGCATTCAGCGAAACCTTCAATGTTAACTTCGGATTTGGGAACACTCTTGTTTATGCCGAAGCTTCAAAGGGTGATATGCCAAAGGGCTACAACGAATTAATCGCTGCATTACATATCATTGCTCAGCAACTTCAAGATTGATGCTTTCCAATTTGTCTAATCTTCGTCTTTACCGTGAATAATGTTATAGGTAACTACTGTTCCAACTAAAATACCAAACAGAAAAATGATTAAACCAAATGCAATGTAACCAGCCATCTGTGTCGCCTCCTTGCTATTATTCGGAACCCTGATTGGTACTTGGATCATTAAGTAACGCTTTGCCGTACAGATTGCCTTCTAAAAATGATTCAACGTTAATCCGCATATTCAACACTGCATGCGTTGCCGACACCCGAACATGGCAACTGATAACGCCTGATGAGCAATCCTGCCCATCAACAATAATGGAACTGCCATGCTTACCATGTGTAACAGTGAATTGATGCTGAGCAGTATCGATCGAAATAAACCTGTTCACTTCTTCGCCTCCTTACTGGACTACTTTTTCATCAGTTTTAGCATTTTCACTCTCCGTGTTTAGCGATGAGAAAAAAAGAGAATCTACTGACTTATGATAAAAAAGTGAGAACTTTTCCATCGTATTGTGCGAAGCTCCTCGATAGCCGCTTTCAAGTTTGGTCAGTGTAGAATAGCTAACACCAATCTGTTTTGCAGCTTCCTTTTGAGTCAAGTTGCGCGCTTCTCTTTCCGTCTTTAAAGAAACCATTATTCACGTCCTCCTTTCACTCTACGTGTATATATTATAACCACATAGAGTGAAAGTCAACACTTTTAGTGTAAATTCCGCTATACGCTTAACTTTCACTATTAGTGATAGTATATTAAATTTATACACAGGTGGTGAAAATATGACTCAAGGACAGCGCATTGCTGAATTAAGAAAAAGTAAAAAAATGAGCCAAAGTGAATTATCTAAGGCCATCCATGTCAGCCCAAGCACGATTGGAATGTGGGAAACAGATAATCGCGCCATTAAAGATGATGATCTTGTTAAACTTGCTGACCTCTTTAACGTCACAACGGACTACTTGCTTGGTCGAACAGATAATCGCCATGAAGATATTTTGGCTGCTGCTCACTTAGACGAAGACATTAATAAAATGTCTCCTGAACAGCGCAGAGCCATTTATGACTTTATCGAATTTCAAAAGCAAAAGATTGACGAAGATAACAAAAAGGATTGATGCGTATGGATCGAATCGATTCGATCATGAAGGATTATCCTGAACTACAAATTAAATACGTTGATATGCCGGATAAACTCGGCGGCTTTATTTACGGTACTACTATCTTCCTAGATAAAAATAGGTCTGAAGATGAACTGATTGCAATTTTATACGAGGAAATCGGCCACTATAAGACAACCGTCGGGAATATCATCAAAGATGGTCTGGGCTGTGCTAAACAGGAGCGTACAGCCCGCGTTTGGGGTATGAAACAACATCTATCGCCGGAAACGTTGGAAAAATATTCGGCGCAAAATATTGATAGCGATTACGAAGTCGCTAATGAACTTGGGGTTAAAGTTAGCTATCTACATGACATTGGGGCCGTGTACGGCTATAAATATAAGCATTTAGCTTACTAATTGGAGGAGTTAATTATGAAGAAGCTTATGGGGTTATTAGGCGTGGGCATTGTTTCACTTTCACTTGCTGGTTGCAGTAATTCTGCTAACAATTCTGGTAGCACAAAAGATACTGCCGTTAAATTAACTAAGCAAGACTTACGCGACAAATATGCTAATACAAGTGATGCACAAGCAAATGCTTATAATGCCATGTTAGACAATGCCGAGAACAAAATTTCAGATTCAGAATACTCAACAAAATTGCAGACAGCTCTCGAAAAAATTAATAAGCAAAACGAAAATTTGGATGCAACATCAACAAACAAATCGGCTGCCAGAGACCTCAAAAAGTTTAACGACTTTGGAGCTGACACCATAATTGATTTGAAAAATAATAATGGTGAAGAATTTAATAAAGATGCTAAAGCCCAAACTAAGGTAAATAACAAAGTTCGACCTGAAATTAACGCTCCTCACCCTGCAAACTTTAACAAGACAATTAAGCGTTGGCATAAGTACGCTTCTAATCAACCACATACTACTAAAAATTCAATTGTAACTCCGGATTACACGATTACAATAACGAAAACAGAAACTACGCCTCACTTTGAAAGTGGCACTGATCTTGTAATTTACTACGACTTTAAGAACACATCATCTGATCAAAATATTGAACCAGAAGATGAATTCATGAACGGTGAAATCACTCAAGAAAATGACACATCTATCGTAACTTTAAATACTGGCAACCCAGATAACAGTGATCCGTTCGCATCTTTGGAAGAAGCGTCTCAACAAAAAGTTAAGCCTGGTGCTACGGTTCAATGTGCTATCGATTATGAACTAGACAATTCGGATAACGTTGTTAAAATGACAGCCAAAGATGAGAATCTCAACAAAATAGGTTCATTAACTATTTGGAATCCAAACGACTAACCGGGGGCGCGCAATGAAAAAATGGGTAAGTTTGGGGGTGCACTATGTATAAAGAAAAGATTGCTGCATTTTATCCAGTACGTATTGATCGTTCCGATGAACATCTTGTGTACTACACAGCACCAAGATTTCCTAGTGATATTCGAATGATTCTAAACGCGACCCTCTTCAATCTTGTGCCAGATAAGGGATACCTGCTAAAATATAAGTTTTTTGATTACAGTGAAACCCTATTCTATCATTTCGATGTTCACTATAAACTCCTCTCTGAAACTATTACTGAAGACCAACGTTTTGGTGATTATGCCAGCGCTATTCAGCAGCTGGCCACGCCGTTCATTCGCATCATCGAAACGGCCCGACAATTTCGCATTGTCATGGAACTTTGGGATTTAGATGAGACCCAGGACAAAGAGACTGTTAAATTAGATGATGCTGTCTGCTACACCGCAGTTAGACAGGAGGAACACAATGAATGAGTCACCGAATGCCCCCAAGAATCATGAACCTTCTACGCTTATTGACCTTTCATCAAGGACAAATATAGGCCATAATAGCAATGGAGGTGAACCACCTATGAAAAAAGATTATGTAACGCATCAAGAACTGGACCAAGCTACTGATAAACTGAACCATCGAATTGATCTGTTAGAGGCCCATATTGATACTAAATTTGAATCAATAAATACCAAGTTCTCTGATATGAAGGTTTGGTTCCTAGGTATCGTAATCACAATTATTTTAAGTGGCCTGTTTTTCAAATAAGCAAAAGTGCCCTCACTCCGCCGCCACGGAATAAGGGCACTCGCCTCGTTACAAAAATAATCAATTTATTTCTTACGGTTTAGCAATTCTTTATAAGAATCTGCTGCCACGCCAGGAATGCCACGGCTATGATAGTCTTTTCCCTCAAGAATGAAATGAATCTTCTGCAATTCAAATAATATTTGTGTTAGTAAGCTTAATTCTTGTTCCGAGTGGTTGTCCATGTAAAACATCTCCTTATAAATATAGGTAAACAATTTATTGGTGCTGTTTTACCATAGATTCTCTTAAGTTTAGTTTGCGGTCAAATCTATCTTCCGTCTCAGATAAAAATTTAGTTATAAAATCACTATTTATCTTCATTGCAAAAACAACAATAACAAGAGTCACGATAACGTTGATGACTACAGAAAGAACAAACCAAAACATATAAACTCACTCCTTAATCGAACATTTGTTTCTTACAGAATACCACACAAAAGTCTGGAAAACACCAGGCTTTGCTTTAGCTCTTAAAAAGAACGTTAGTTGCCCTATTTTGAAAGGAGGTGTTGCCCACTTTCTCCTAAAAAATCCTAGCCCGGTTAAAAGAGAAAGGATCATATCAAAATTGAAATACATCAACGACACAAAATTAAAGTCGGATTCTCGCATTCATTCATACGAGACTGCAACCAAGAAACGAGTTTACCGAGTGGCATTTAAGCGCACCATTATGGGCGTGGTAAACCGTTTTGAGCGTCAAGGATTTGAGACCAAGGAAGATGCCGCTATTTGGGCAGACGAGACTTTACGGCAGGCCATACTGATGAATGGGAAGGCCAAAAATGTAACTGTACAAGAGTACTATGAAGCCTGGTCAAAAAAGAATATCAGCACTGGTCGCTGGGCCAAAGATTCTGAAAGAACCTATGGGTTTATTTTTCGGACGTACATTTTACCCAGATACAAAAACATCAGACTGATTGATATTAATCACCAAGAATTTCAAAACTATCTTAATTGGCTGGCCACTGTTGAACGTCCAAACGGTTTGATTGGCTACTCATCATCAACACTGCACACAGTACACAATATGTTTTCGGTATTGATCAACGACGCCGTGCAAAATGAAATAGTAGCCGTCAACAAGATCAAGCGTATGCAGATTCCCAGCGGTCAGCACAAGCGCAATATTGAAATCTCAAAGGGAAATTACGACAAAGCCATTGCTTTGGCCAGAGTAATGCTATCACCGCTTGAACTGGGCGCATTTTACCTAAGTTTATACGGCTTACGCCATTCTGAAATTTTAGGAATGCAGTTTGAAAGCGTCCATCAAGATCATGTATTTGTCAAAATGACCCGTACCAAAGCTGTTAGTGAGGGGCAAGAGAAAACAAAAACCGACTTATCGCGTCGCGTTGTGCCAATATCACTAAAGACTGCCAACATATTAGCTGCCGCCATGCAATACTCTAAAAAGGTCTGTGAGAGTACGCAGCATGAATGTAGCCCTAACAGTTTTATCTTTGTCAACGATTTTGGTAATCCGGCCGGTTATGGCTGGATCAACAAATGCTTCCAACGAATCTCAAAAAAATTAGGATTTTACATTTATCCGCATTTGATGCGTCACGCTTTCGCAACGTTCGCCATGCCAGGCGCTGACGATCAAAAAGACGTATCTAATATTTTAGGTCATAAAAATTTAGAAATGACCATGGCCTATGATACCGGCACAAAAGAAGGACAACGCAAAGTGATCAACTTCTTAGATTTATAG